GTCGCCGGAGCCGAAGCCGGAGCCGTCGTCGTAGCCGTCGCCGGAGCCGTCGCCGTCGCCGTCGCCGAAGCCGTAGCCGTCGCCGAAGCCGTTGCCGGAGCCGAAGCTGTAAAACTCGTCAGGATTGAACATGTCACCTCTGAAGCTGGCTGTAGCCGAAGCCGTAGCCGTCTCCGTGTTCGTCGCCGTCGCCGAAGCCGTAATTAGAGGCCCAATCTGTTACTAAAACAAAGTCATCACAACGACCGTGGAACGCTTCCAGATTGGGCCTCTTCTTGTTGTTACGAGAGCAACTCCATCTCTACTTTTTTGATCTCCTTCTCCCAAACTTCGGAGACGCTCTTTGCAACGGTCATCCTCATGTGCAGAGCGCTTTTTGGGACTTCGATAGGATGAGGCAACGCATCCAGGGCAGTCGCCTCTTGAGGTCCTCGAGCAGTCAACAATCCGAGACCCTTGCCGTTCGTGCCCCACGCACGAATCGTTGCTCCCTTGTGCAGGAGATAGCTCTCGTCCTTCTCCTGCACAGCACTGTCTGCTGCAATAACGACGAAACCGCGACCAAAAACGAAAAGACTGTAACTGTTCATGAAAATTATCCTTCAGTGTTTCTGCTTGAATTTGAGTTTGAGTTGTTCTTTTGAAATGTCGGTTTCCATCCGACGGTAAAAATTCAGGATCTCTTCTCGGAGCCAATCCACGGCTGCCTCCTGTCCTCGGAAGGCTCTTGCAGGTTCAGAACGAGGGCATCCGCCCCGAACATCGAACTGAGGCAACCAGTAGTGAGAACTCCTCCGAACGAGATCTTGTGCAGTGTCTCCCACGAAACATCTGTAGCCCCATTCCATGCTTATCCAGCCAATGTGAGAGAAGAGTTTTGGCGGTTTTGCCACTTCACAAGCTCCTTTTTCATCACGCTCCGTGCGTCTGTTGTCTGTTCTACGTCTGTAACCGGAAACTCTTCCCCCGTCAAGAACGGTTTCCTTCTAGGCGCTTAATCTCGCGATCGAGGTACCAACGAGCTTTCTTCAGGTCCTCGATTTCGTCTCCCTTCAAACCCGCACGCCAGAGATACTTCATGGCGCTACCCCGACAAAAGTTCATGTGTTCGGTGACTTGAATGCACTTGACGCCGCTCGGATGTGAATTGTAATGCGTCGGGTGGTTCACGAGATCTTCGTCTTCGTCTTCGTCACACCAACAACCCTTTCTCAGATCGAGCTTTCGAATCGGTCCGTCCTGGAAGCAGACCTCGCAAAATTTCTCTTCTAGGATCCGCAGATGGGCTGCCTTTTCTAGTACGGTTTGAAGAGAGGGCTCAGGCTCGATTGAGCGGAAAGTATGCTTGTTGCCTGTCGCTGTATAGATTGCGTGTTGATACATTGGCTTTCCTTCAATTGGATCGCTTCGCCAAGAGAGATTTCTTGGCTCTTGACTCGCTCATAGAGTTTCTCCTCGAACGAGGCTTTTGCAGGTACTGTATTTCGACTGTCCATGATCACAACTCCGTCAAATAAAGAGCAGAACCCTCTCCTTGCTCGGTGTGCAGGTACACGCTCGTCGTGGCGACGTTCGCATGCCCCAGAGTCGACTGCACCGTCTTGACGTCTGCGCCTTTTGCGATGGCATGGCTCGCGTGACTGTGGCGCAGGCAATGCGGGGAAGCGTGCGGACAGCCCGAAAGCTTCGCGGCTTCTTTGACAATGCGATAAGCCATGGCCGTGCTGAGGTGCTTACCCTTGCGGCCCCGAAAGACCCATTGATCCGAATCTGTAGAGAGCCAAGGCTTGAGGCGCGCCCAAAAACTCGGAGGCAGCGGAACAAGCCGGTGCTTGTTCCCTTTCCCGACGAGATTCACAGCAAGACGCTCTTCTCGAGGGTGATAGAGATCTTTGGGCCGGAGCTTGACTGCTTCTTCCACACGTGCTGCTGAGTAGTACAAGAATCGGAGCAAGATGTTGTCCCTGCCCGCGCTATTGCGAAACAGCGCTTGAATCTGCTCCTCGCTCAGGTACCTGCTTGTGATCAGGCTCTCTTTACTTGGGGTCTCGATCGCCAGTGTCACGTTGAACTTCAAGTATCCGGTTTGCTGCCCGAACCGAAACAAGCTCCGAAGTGTCTCCAACCTGCGACGGACAGTGTTTTGCTTCCAGCCCCGACTCCAGAGATACTCTAAATAGTGCTGGACATGTTCGACTTTCACGTCCTTCATCCCTCTGGGACGCATGGGCATCTGTAGCGTCTTCGCTGCCTCTGCATTCTCCGGGAGCGTCTCGAGGAACTGTCCAAAAATGAGCATGTCATCCCGATACGCTTTGCGCGTTTTCTCGCTCTTCTTCATGCGCACCCACAGATCAATGAGCTGTTGATCGGTCTCGGCACCGGAGAGATTCGGAGCTGTGGGAGCAGCTCCGAGCTGCGTAGTCGGGATGATATCTGCAGACATGTTGTTTCTTAGACCTCTACTCACTCACCTCGGCTGGAACCGCGCACCCGTCCTGGTCGACGTCGAGGGTCTGTCCGATGCGGCAAGGCACCTCGACGTAGACCCACCGCCCAAGGCCGGCAAAGTGCCGTCGCACGTCGGGGTGTCCCGCGTCGTGCTCACTCGTGTGCACGTGCGTCACGATATCATTGTCGTCTACTGTCGCGTAGTAGTTGGTCATTCGTGTCCTTTCCTTTCAGGTGTCGGGCGTGAGCACGACATTCCCGTTGCCGTCGAGCACGTCGTCGTCGTTGGTCGCCAGCAGCTCATCTGCGCTCTCTTTCATCATAATCGCCTCTCATTCTCACGATCCGCAAACCTCCGCATGTCGTCCAACGCCTCCACGCCGCCGGGCGCCCCTGGCATTCGCTCGGACGAGCGCCGCAGCCACATCCGGGCAGACCGAGTTCCCGATGAGCCGAATCTTTTCGGTTTTCGAGGGCGCCGCGCTCATGTCGTAGCCTTCGGCGTGGGCGCCGAATTGGGCGCGCAGCAGTTCGTGCGGCTCGAGCATCCTGAGTCCGACGTCGGCAATGTGGTACTGCTCACCGTCGACCGTCACGTTGGTCGCGCCCTCGACACCGTGCGCGCGGAGCATGGCCCGGACCTCCGCGACGTGGATGCCGCCGGCGGAGATGGTTGGGAGCGGAGCGTCCACCGGACAGGAGCCCCCGTAGTGCTTCGCTAGGAAGGCCGCGACGAGCGCGTGCTTCGAGCCGCCGGCAACGACCGTGCCCAGTGGTTCATGGAGGTTCAGAACACGGGGCGCCTGGCCCTTTCGTTCGCCGTAGCCGGTTTGGATGAGCGAAGGAGCCAGGTTGCCGACGAGAAACGGCGCGGGGTTGTCCAGCACGTAGCGCTTGATGCCCCGGACGACGCGCCAGAGGGTCTTCTCGGCCAGAGGGCGCGCCCTCTCGAAGAGGCTCGGGCACGGGAGGCTCCAGTCGATGCACTCCGCGGCTGCTCGAACCGGGAGCTTGCCGGGGCCGTGCGTCGGTTCCGGCCACTCGACGGGGGCTCCGTCGTGGCGAGCCACGATGAACAGTCTCCGTCGTTTGGTCGGCGCGCCGTAGAGCGACGCGTCGAGCACTCGCCAGTCGACCGAATACCCAAGCAGACGGAGCTCGCCGACCCACTGCTGGAATGTCTCTCCTTTTCGCTCCTTGACCGGCGCGCCGCTCTCGTCGAGCGGACTCCAGTCAGCGAACTCTTGCACGTTTTCGACGCAGATCAGCCGTGGATGCATCGCGCGCGCCCATTGGGTCACCACATGGGCCTGGCTGCGGAGCCTCTGCGAGCGGGGCTTCCCTCCCTTCGCGCGGCTGTGATGCGTGCAATCCGGAGACGCCCAGAGCACATCGACGGGCCGCCCCCGCGTGGCGATGTATGGGTCGACCTCCCAAATATCTGTGGTGAAATGCAACGTCTTGGGGTGGTTCGCAGCGTGCACCGCGATGGCGCCAGGGGAGTGATTGATCGCCACGTCCACCCGGCGCCCGAGCGCCGCCTCGATCCCGGTGGAAGCGCCGCCTCCGCCCGCAAACAGGTCGACGACCAAACCTCGCTGCTCAGCCTTATCGTGGTCCTTTTCAGATGTCGGGCGTGAGCACGACATTCCCGTGAATTCCTGAGAGCTCTCATAGGTAGCTCCGGAGCGGCCATATGTGTCGTCGATGCAAATGTATTCGGTCATGTCGCTGTCCTTCCGTTTCCGGCCGAGGGTCAGCATCCGTCGTCGTCACACGTCAGGTCGCCCGCCACATCGACAGTCGCGTGCCTCTCGACAATCGACAGCACCGCCGACATGAGCCGACCGCCCTCAATGTCGGTCAGACCGTCAATCCAGACGCCGTCATCGACGTCGACCGCAAAGTCCAGGCAGCGGTAGTCGGGGTCGACGCACGTGAGACGGTCGGCGTAGCGCTGCACTGACGCGATGTGTTCGGGACGCGTGACGTAGATCGTGACAGTAGAGTCCGCAGCTGCCTGGACCTCGTGGGTGGCGACTGCGGTTTTGGTGTTGTTGTTGTGTGTCATGATTGGGTCCTTTCGTTCGGGGCCTGGTCTGGCCCTCATCGTTGCCCCGTGAGCACCCGCGAGGCAGGGGGAGGGTCAGTCTTCGGCGGGCACGCGGCACTCACGAATGGCCCGCTCGCACTCGGCGCGTGCCTCGTCGTTCGTTTCCGCCGTCGCGAGATAGTCGAGAGCGAGATCACAAAGCTCCACCTGCGCCTCGTTGCCGGCCTGTGCCGCCTCGGTTCTCAGCCGGGTGATGTCGCGCCGGGTGATGTCGATGGTATCAGGCAAGTCCCGGGCGAGCAGACGGGACTCGCGGATGTCCTTTCGGTTGCAGGCACGCACAGCTGCGACAATTTCGTCGATGGCCTGGCCGCTGTCCTCGACTCCGTCCAGCGTCTCGCGCATCGCGTCGTCAGCCCAATGATCGAGCCCCTGCCCCCACGTCGACAGATGTCCCGTGTGGTCCTCGATGAGCGTCACTTCCCCCACGACCTTGCCGCCGAGGCTGATCTCGGCGTCGACTGCGGTCTCGTTGTCCGGAACCGTGCTGCCGGCTCCGGTAGCGATGATGCGTGCGGTGTATTCCTGTTCCAGATAGTTGCTCATGGTCTCGGTCCTTTCTTTTTCGCCTCCGTGGCGAGGCCCTGCAGGGCCCGTTTTTATCTACATCTCCAAGGTAGCCGGCCTTCCCCGAAGAGTCAAGATAGGAATGCCTAAATTGAAAATAAGGGGTATATTCCATTGTCACTGGAATTTTTAGCTGTTTGTGTTGTTCGGCATGTACTTCTGAAGCTGGCCGTCGTCGAAGCCGTCGCCGTCGCCGAAGCCGTCGCCGTCGCCGACGCCGTAGCCGTAGCCGTCGCCGTCACCGTAGCCGTCGCCGTAGCCGTCGCCGTAGCCGTCGCCGAAGCCGAAGCCGAA